TCGGTCTTGAGGCTGATTTTTGGAGGCAATATTGGAAGATAAAATCATAGAACTTGCTGATTACTTCATCAGCGAATCTACAACGTACAGAGAAGCAAAAATAGCGTGTGAGAAGCTATTGAAACAAGTCAGCCATGAGATAGAACTCAGGGCGATGGAAAGTAGGACAGTCTAGAAGACAACAAAAAGCACCTGACGGAAATCAGGCGCATACTTAAATATTCAACATGATTATAACACGAAAGGAGCAAAAATGGAAGTAGTTGAAATTGTAAGAATTAAAGATGTGATTATTGAAAAAGTCTCTGCTAATGATGAAGAGTTAAAACGTATCTTTGGATGTTCAAAACGACAAGCAGGAGAGCGAAGAAGAGAAATGCAAAAACTCCCTAGTCAGCAAAAACATCTTTTGGATAGTGGACAACTTGTAACGATTAAAGGTTTCTATGAATACTTGCAATATCGTGGAACTAAAGCTTGGAAAAAAGAAATGGAAACAAGCAAGAAAATGAGGTCAGCAGGATGAACCTACTATCAAGAATCAAAAACTATTTTTCGGAAGAGGTCAAAGAAACTAATCTCGACTGGAAAGAGGTCGCTTTAGACCTCAATCAATCACTAATTGAAACACAGGAAAAACTTCAAGAAGCGAATCAAGAAATCGCAGACTTGAAGAAAATCGTAGCAATCTACAAAGAAAAGGAGAAAGAAAAATGATGGAATACATTTACCTGGTAATAATCGTAGGAATTGGACTATGGTCGCTAGTAAATAAACTAGATGACCACGCTGAAATGAAACAAAAAGAGCGCCAGCTGATGGCAAACAATGTCGCACGGATGAATCTGAGAAATTCAGATAAGCAATTTACTTATGATGTAGAACCGCCTGAAGGGTTGAAATAAGGAGGAGAAACATGACTCAAGCGGAACAAATTAGGGAATATTATAGAGAGCACCCTGCTGCCTCATGTGATGAAGTGGCTGAGGTTGTCGGTACAACAAAAAGCAACGTAAGTGCAAACCTGGCCAAAGACATCAAGGCAGGCAGATGCGTTCGCTTGGAAGACAAGTCATACGACTACTCCCCTTACTTTAATCACACACAAGCGCTCACTGAGTTGGTTGATTGGAAGAATGATACCAGACGTGAGTGGGTGGATATGCTGACAAGAGCAGCAGAGAAAGAAACGGATAGCAACGTTATGCGTTTGTTAATCAAAGAAGCAAATAAATTGATGAAAGAGGTGACTAAGTAGATGGTACGAAATAAAATAGGTGATTTAACTAACACGCTCTTCGCTCAATTAGAGACTCTGGATGATAGGGATCTTACAGCAGATGAATTAAAAGTAGAATTACAGCGCTCGAAACAAATGGTCGCAATCTCAGGTCAAATCTTACAAGCAGGTCAATTGGCGCTAGATGCTGAAAAATTCAAAGACAAGGTAGGTGAAGTCAATGCCCCGATCGCTTTGCTGGAAGGATGAGTACACGGAGTACATGCATGAAATATGCCCTGGTCGTTTAACTCCTGAAGTAACCAGGTTGCTGAATGAAAAATTTGGTACGAATTATAACAAGAGTCAAATCGGTGGCGTACGCAAACGTCTAGGGTTAGCAGTTGGAAAAGTCTATCAAGGTCGATTGCTGACAAAGGAGCAACATGATTATCTTGTATTGATCCAAAAAAATAAGATTTCTCGTAATGTCGCAAATGAAATGAACCAAAAATTTGGCGTATCGCTAACTGAGAAACAGATTAAGAGTTATCGGAGAAATAATAATCTACATAGTGGGTTGACGGGAAGATTCGAGAAAGATCAGACTCCTCACAATAAGGGGAAGAAGTACCCCAATATGCCAAAAAACAGCGGGCAGTTCAAAAAAGGTAATCGACCTCCGAATTATGTACCTGTCGGCACTATCAACTACACAACAGACGGTTATCCAAAAGAAAAGATTGGAGAACCTAATCAATGGGTTTTGAAACATCGTAAAGTCTGGGAGGACCATCACGGGCTGATACCAAAAGGGTACTCAATCGTTTTTCTGGACGGTGATAAAACAAACTATGATATTTCAAATCTGGCATGTTTATCTAAGAACGAAATTGCTAGAATGAATCAAAATCATTTATTCACGTCCAACGCTGATTTGACTAAATCAGGTATTGGACTAACAAAACTTACAAATAAAATCAGAGAGGTAGAAAAAAATGGCTAGTTTATACGAACTAACAGGTCAGTTCCTGACAATTTACCAATTGGATATCGATGACGAAACAAAAGCAGACACGCTTGAGGCCATCGATTGGCAAGAACAATTTGAACAGAAAGCAGAAGGATATGCCCATGTTATCAAGAATCTAGAAGCCGACGTGGCCATGTACAAAGCTGAGGAAGAGAGCTTCAAAGCCAAGAAACAAGCGGCACAGAAAAAGCTGGATTATGTCAAGGATAACATTATGGCAGCTATGAATGTCACAGGTCAAACCGAAGTCAAGAGTGGTGCCCTGATTATAAAAATTGCTAAAAATCCAGAATCAGTCAAGGTCAACGAAAATGACCTTCCGAAAAAATATTTTACAAAAAAAGTGACGCTTGCGCCGGACAAAAAAACACTCAAAGAGTTGCTTAAATCTGGCAAGAAAGTCAAAGGAGCCGAGCTCATTAGAACGGAAAAGTTGGTGATTAAGTAATGGAATTGATGAATAAAACACGAGTAACAGATTCACTAGCAGTTGTGATTGGACTAGAATCGATTGAAGTACTTGTTACTGAAGGTTTTCTATTTGATGTTGCGATTCGTTTTGTAAAAGTAGACGAAACAAATCTTGATCAAGGAAATGAAAAGCCAGTATTCACTCCGGAATACAAGCTGGTCACAGTTGCTAAATACAAGGAAAAACCTATCTTTGAATCGGAGGAAGATATTCGAAAATTTGAGAAGCAAGCAAAAGAAGTTAAATCGCTATTTGCCTTTGCAAAGGTAAATAAACAAAATTGGTTTAACACTGCCCTTTATCCAGGAGTGCTGACTGAGAAAGTTGGTGTTTGATGAAAATTTTAGCTATTGATCCAAGCAGTAATAAAATTGAAACCAGCACAACAGGAGTTGTCTTGTTGGATAATGCAAGATTAGTTGATAGCTGGGTTGTCTCTTATGGTATGAGAGGTTTCGCTGATTGGTTTCACGAAATCGGAACAAATCTTGAATTCGATGTAGTTATTGTTGAAGAATTTAAGGCGAGGGATAACGAAAAGTCAAAAGATAATAGCGTGGCAGAAACCATCGCTTATATCCAGCTTTGTTATCCAGAGGCTATTCTTCAATTTAATGCAGGTTACAAGTCGGATATTCCAAACGATCTTTTGAAAATCTTAGACCTTTGGAAATTTGAAAAAAGTCATCATCAAGATATTAGAGCAGCAGCAAGACTTGGATTATTTTGGGCAATGAGAAATGATATTGAAGAAGTGGTTCATGATATCGGAAAGGTGGTGAGTGAGTATCACAATAACGCTAAGAAAGTGGCAAGCTGAAGCGATTAAAAGAAGTGAACATTTATCTAATGGAATCTTTTTAGAGGCTCTTGGGGGCAGAGGCAAAACTATCTGTGCACTTGCTATTGCAAAACATAAAAAAGCTAAAAAAATCATCATCACAAACAATCGACTAGCTATTCTGAATGGTTGGATAGATGCAGTCAAGTTTATGAATTTTGATAAAGGTGTTGAGATTATCATTCAGACAGATAGATATCTTCAAAATCAAGTCAAAAAGGGGCATAAATTAGATTGTGATGTGCTGATAGTAGACGAATGGCAGAATATGTCTTCTGACAAACAAGTGGCCTTATATCGCAAAATAAAGCGAAAATACACGATAGGTCTTTCAGCGACACCAATTCGGAAAAAAGGACAAAATTTCTATCCGCTTGAAAAAACGGTATTTGGTTGGGCAACCCCAAATAATAAATTTGACTGGCAAAAGACTCATGGAAAAATGGTCTATGATCCATTTAGCTATTCAAAAGAGAAGTGGGAAGATTTTCAAAATTATGAAAGTTATATCTCGAGCTTGCCTAATTTCTTCCGCTGGGAAGAGATTGAAGGAATTGAGAATGCAGTTGAGAATAACGGTTTTGAGATTAAGTTTTACCAAAAGAGAGTCGCCTCTGGCAATCCAGAAAAACTTGCAGAATTTAGAAAACTAAATCTTGTAACAGTGGACGGCAAAACTGCAATGGCCAAGCAATCGTTTGGAAGAAAGACCTTTGAACGCTACCTTAATCAAACAGGCGTAGCAGTCGATTTTCCAAAATTAAAGCCAGTAAATGCGGATACGCCATTGATGTTACAACTTGACGGTTTAATCGAACGAGCACCACACGATATGTTGATTGTCAGTAAATCTAAGCAGATTATCAACGTCATTAGCGAGCGCCATCCTGAAATTGGAATCTGGACGGGCGATATTCAAGAAGGACTTTATAAGAAATTCGTGGTTGCTACTAGTCAAGTGTTAGGTGTCGGAGTAGACGGCTTGCAACACAAATACCAAACTATTGTCGTATTGGATCCAGTAGAAGAAGGTTCTGGAGAATATGATGATTATCGACAATTGCTCTGGCGCATAACAGGAAGTCGTCAGCAGCATGATGTAAATGTAATTGAATTTTATTATAAAGAAAGTTAAAAAAAAGAGGAAAACAAAATGAATAAAACAACTGAAATGATCGTATTTCGTAGCCGTAAAACTGGAGAATTTCTTAATTCTTACAAGGACAGAAGTTCTTTAGCATTTGCAGCTGACTTTTGCAGCTTGGAATATTGTTTGAAGCTTCCTCGTAAAAAATACGAAGACAACAAAAAGACTTACAAGGCTCTTGCTGCAGCTTTTGACTGTGAAATTGTCGCAGTTGAAGCGGAATACAAATTGACCTATCCGAATGGATCAGAAGTTGAACCTATCAAGCGTGACCGTTCATCAATTGAGGACATGATTAAGGATATTATTGGAGGGGTTCTCTAATGGCATTTACACTTCCAGCAAATAAACCACAAGTTCCTAAAGATACCCCACGAAATTTTTTCATCTACGGTGAAACCATGAGCGGAAAGTCTTATCTTGCAAATGAATTCCCAAATCCAATCGTTTTGAACACAGACGGGAATGCAGAAGCTAACACTGTTCCAAGCATTCAGCTGATCAATGAAAAAGATGACAAGGGACGAATTACCAATTCAGTAATTAAGCAGCTTGGAGATATCTTGCTTGCTCTCCAGACACAGAAGCACTCTTATGAAACAGTCGTTATTGATGTAATTGACGATGTTATTGAAATGATTAAGATTGCAGTTTGTGATGAATTAACCCCAGTTGGTAAACCTCGCTTGAAATCCTTGTCGGAAATTCCATACGGCAAAGGATACGACTTCTTTAACCAAGCTATCACAGAATTAGTCATTGACCTCAAAGCATTGCCAATGAATGTTATTTACATCAGCCGTCAGGTATCTGAATATGATGACAATGGCAATGCCACCAAAGACAAACCAAGCTTGAAAGATAAGTATGTCAATCTTATCAATGGAAACTCTGATTTGATGATCCACACTGAAAAACTCGGCAACAACTACAACCGTGAGGTTGACCGCAAGCGTAAGACCTACTATGTGAACCATGTTGATGACAAGGCTATTTTGAAAATCTTAGCAACTATCCGTGGGGCTGTTGAACCTGCAAAAACCGAAAAGACAAAAGAGGCGCCTAAGAAAGAAGTTGCCTCTGATGATGAACTATTTTAAGAAATAAAGGAGAATACACATGAGCTTACTAGATATCGCAAAATCAATCAAAAAAGAGGGCTTTGACCCACGCAAAGACAGCGCCAACGGTCCTGCACCAATCCCAGCTGGTACTTATCCAGTAGTCCTGAAGAAAGCAACTTTCAACGTATCGGACAAAGGCTGGGAAAGCCTTGGTTATCAATTTGAAATCCGTGGCGGTGATTACAGTGGACGCTCTGAATTTGCAACATTTGGCACACTGACTGAATGGAACGGTAAGGACCTTAACTGGGCAGTTGAACGCACCATGAAATTCTTTATCAAAGCCTTGGTCCTTGCTGGCGACAGTATGCAAGGAAATGAAGAAGACGGTAAAGCCTTGGAAGAGGCTCTAAAACGTAAGGCAGTTGGCTCTTACTACAACCTTGTTATCTCTGTGACTAAGGGGAAAGATGGCCGTGAGTTCCGAAACTATGACCTTGAAGAAGAAGCACAACCGCTGACTGAAGCTGATATTGATGACGATGACCTCCCTTTTTAAGAAATAACAAGTTCTGGGTCATTGATGAAACTGATGAAAGATTAGGACCATTCAATACATTTGAAGAGGCTTATCAATCGTTGTTATTTTATTTAAAAATGACTGAAGATGAATATCAATCAAATTATATGGCCCAAGAACTTGTTTATATTTACAAAAAGGAGAAGTAATCATGTCGTCGATGAAAGAATACGCATTACAGTACCAAAAGTTAGGGTTCTCAGTCATTCCAATCAATCCTAAAAACAAGATGCCTTTGATTGATTTTGCTGATAAGCCAGCCATGACTCCATCTGAGATTGAAAACTTTTGGGACGGCTACCCTAATGCAAACATTGCCCTAAAGATTACCAACTTCTTTGTCATTGATATTGACAAACACGGCAAATCGAACGGTTTTGAATCGCTAAAAAAATGGAAACATCTAAATTTAATCGAACCGACACTGCAAGCTAAGACGGCTAGTGGCGGTAAACATCTATTCTACTTCAAACGAGAAGATGAGCCGATCACTCAGATGATTGGATTCTTGCCTGGTGTTGATATTAAGGCTCACGAAAATAATTATGTGTTAGTCGCACCCTCTGCCACAGATAAAGGGCAGTATGAGTGGGATCTGGAAAAGTCTAAGGAAGGTGGCACGATGGTCACTCCTTCAAAAGATTTAATCCAGTCTATAAAAAAACAGTATGGCGAAACTCACGGTTATAAGTATGATGGTAAGGACGGTCTTAGGGATTTAGTTAGACGTTCACATACTAGAGACCGAACACAGACTACAGATCTCTTTGAAACCATCGCCCTTGGTTTTGGTGATGAAGGTGGACGAAATGACAAACTAGCAAAATTCGTAGGTGGTCTCTTATATCGTGCGGTCGACGATGGTGTAGTTGTTCAACTTGCAAGATTAGCAAATGCAAATAGTCCAAACCCTTTGCCTGAAAAGGAAATGATGCGTACTATTGAAAGTATGATTAAAAAAGATAGGAGGTGATTGTGATTGGTAATGTAGTAAGTATTGACTCACAACCTAAGATGATAACGACTGCCAAGGGAGACATCAAGGCCAACAGTCCAAGTAATGTGTTGATGTCTTTCAAAGCTGATGATCAGTTGAGTATTTACCTAAAGCACAACGATTTTTCCCAAGAGCATGAACTCCTTAAAGATATCAAGATCGGCAACACTCTTTTTAAAAAAGGTGAGCTCCCTTCTAACTTTGATTCAGTCGTAAAAGTTTACTTTGAAAGTGTGTTAGGTGTTGCTTTCTCAAACCAAGCGATGCTTGATGGCATGGAGACTTTCTTTTCAGAAAGATCATACAATCCAGTTATTGAGTATATGGAGAGAGCAACTGAAAAGTGGGACGGCAGAAACCGGATTGACCGCATGCTTCAAGTATATCTCGGCGCTGAAGATATCCCTTTAGTTTCTAAAATCGCTCAAATGTGGCTAGTTGGTGCAGTTGCTAAAGTTTATGATCCATACGTTAAGTTTGACTATGTTCTGGACCTGGTCGGTGGACAAGGAGTTGGGAAAACGTCCCTCCTTCAAAAATTGGGTGGCGAATGGTATACGGATGCCGTAACAGATTTCTCTAATAAAGATAATTACGACATTATGTTAAAGAGTCTAATCGTCAACGATGATGAAATGGTGGCCAGTAATCGGATGAGCTTTGCAGAAACTAAGGCCTTTATTTCTAAAACTAGCCTACGTTATCGTAAACCATACATGAAACGAACAGAAGAATTTGCCAAGAACTTCATCTTAGCCAGGACTACTAATCAAAAAGAATACCTCAAGGACAAAACCGGTGAACGTCGATTTCTCCCGATTATGGCAGATAGCAAGCAACAAAAGAAACATCCAATGGAAATCGATCCTGATACAATCGAACAAATTTGGGGCGAAGCCGTTACAATCTATCGTGCTGGTGCTGATTTGATGTTTGATGAAAATACAGAGGATGAACTGAATATCTACCGTGAACAGTTCATGTATCGTGATGAAGTTGAATTACAAGTGCTTGAATATCTTGATATGCCCGTCCCTGAAAATTGGCAAAACTGGTCTATTCAGCAACAACATCAATACACAAGTAAATATTTCGATAATAGTAGCGACTTTGATCCTGGAAGCAAAAAACTAGATAAGGTCTCAACTCGTGAAATGATGTACAACTTATTTATGAGAAATTCGAATGACAGGAAGCTGTCAACGAAGATTAACATGATCATGGATAATCATCCTGATTGGAAAAAAAGTGTTTTCCGGGCAGGAGGTAAAAATACAAAAGGGTTCGTAAGAGTGAAGAATTCGGAAAAAACTAATCGGTAGCAATTAAAAAATTATTGGTAGTCATCGGTAGCAGTTGAGGGGGAGATCGGTAGCATTCTACCGATAAAATAGGACATCGGTAGCACATCGGTAGCAGTCTAACCCCTTGATATTACTGACTTTTATTTAATATTTATATATAATGCTACTCTTCTACCTATATTTTTAAAAAAAGTATATAAAATAATAGTAATAATAAAGAAAGCCTATAGAATAGGGATTCTTGAAAAAAACTTTTTACTTTTTAGAATTTATCGGTAGCACGGTAGCAGTTTAGAAAAAAGAGGTAAAAATGTCATACACAGTAACATTATTTTTTGACAACATGGTAGACGAAACTCACTTTTTTAAGAAAGAGAGTGATGCTGCCAAATGCAAGGCTCAGTTAGAAAGCAAGTATCGAGGGAATCGAATGTATAAAGTAAAGATGGAGGAGATGGAGTAATGAGTTATGATTTGGAAATCTTAGCGAAAATAGAGAGTGGAGATTATATTTGTATTGCTGAACCTAGATATAGTTCTCCGACCTACAATCTTGGAAAAATGTTTAGGGTGGCTATGGATTGGGATTTCGACCAAGGCACAATTTACAATGTTGCTGATATTTTTGAAAATATTAAACGTGGCATAACTGAATTGGAAAGGCAACCTGAAAAATATGTACAATATGAACCTGCAAATAAATGGGGAACGATCAATGATGCGTTATATGTTTTGAGATCGTTAAGGGACTGTATTTTAGAACAAGATATTGATACGAAATATTTATATGTGAGGTGGTAAATTGAAACGACCAAACAGATACCCGTACACTAAAAATCAATGGGTTGAAGAAACCGTTGATCACTATACTTATAAAAACGATATTTGCTATACAAGTCACATTTTAGAAAATAGACTTACTGGAGAAATTAAGGACAAGGAGTTGAAGTGATGGAAGAGTTAAAGCGAAAAGTTAATACAGTATACAACTGGACGGTAGAAGACGGGAAGCCGCAACCTCCCAAGCAAGATTTACCACAAGTGGTGAAAGACCGGGCGGACTATTTTTGGGAAATGGCAGAAGATGGTATGACGTTTATGGGAGCGATGGAATGCATCTTCGCTGATGAAAAGCCTACAGACTATGATTTGGGAGCTACTAAGGATTGGTTGCCAAAATCTAAGGAGTTTGATGATTGGGTTGGTTATTCGCCAAGCATGGCTCAGGTAGTTATTGCAGTTTATTTGATTTATAGAGGAAACTAAGATGAATAAGCAGGAATTGATTAAAAAATTAGAGGAACGAAGAACAATAACTGGGAATTTTCAAGGTTATGTAGTTTGGTGGAAGGATGTAAAAGAAATCTTTGAACAACTAGGCGAACCGCAACCAGTCAAAGTACCGCAGTTTGTGGCGGATTGGATTAGAAAATGTAAAATGTTTAAGCATTTTGCTGTAAGTCTATCTTTTGCATTACAACCCATTGTATGGGAAGAAAATGGGTTATCTCACGAGTGCATTGAATGGTTGATGGATGCAAACAATCAAGAACTCTTCGCACTAGCTTGGCTTAACGGCTACGAGGTCGAAAAAGAGAAGCGGTATTTTGTTAAGATTAAAGGGAATATTAAAGAAAATATGTTGGTTTATGGAGAACTTTTGAAAAGGTATTTCTTTACAAAAAGCTTTAGTTTAGACGATGTTATATATTCCCACACCCGTAAAGAACTAGAAGACGCAAACTTCGGCTGGGTGTTTGATTGTGAAGGAATTGATATAGAGGAGGTGGAGTGATGGAAGATGAGGAAATCATAGGCAACATCTACGCAAACCCAGAGCTTTTGGAGGTCAACGAGTGAGATATTTTAAAATCCTATGTATTGTTTTATTCGCATCCTTACTCGTAGCATGTCACCAGATTTCGAGTGGGACAGTGGTAGATAAGTACATTGATGAACCTCACACAACGTTCATACCTGTTATAAATGGTAAAAGTTCGGTACTTGTGCCAACCAGAACCAAAAGAAAATACATTCTGGTCGTTTCAGGATATGCAGGTAATAAGCAAGTTGAAGAAAGGTTTGAAGTGACAGCAAATGAATACAAGCACTATGAAATTGGCAATACTTTTATACAGGATGCCGTTTTAGAAAATAAGGAGGAGGATAAATAATGAGACCTAAAAAATACCCACAAGATACTCAATAGCTACTAAAACAAAAAAAGCCAAGACACTCTCTGTCTCAGCAATAATCTCAATAATATTATTATATCACAAAGGAGACAGAGAGTGAACAAGGCTAAAGAACTATTGAAAGAGTTGCAGAATCTGGACATGGACATTCAAAGCCGTATAGATGAAATTAACGAGCTTGAGGCAGGTTTGCTTTCAAGCCCCAAGTGGATTGACGTCAAAGTCCAAGGTGGTCAAGCTAGAAAAGTTGATGATGTCTATACTCAGCTTGTCGTGATGAAAGAGGCTATAGAACAGGATACTAAAGAGGTTATCAACAGAAAGCTTGAGCTTGGTAGGTTGATTAACAAGCTGAAAAATCCAAAGAGCAGGTCTATTCTCAGGGTGACTTACATTACTAAGATGTATGTTGATGATATTTGTGACAAAATGGAAATCAGCAGAACAACTTTCTACACTTGGCGGAATATGGCTATCTCTGAACTGAATGAGGTTTTGGAGAGAATGGAACTAAATTGAACTTTACAAAACCGTACGGGAAAAAATGATACTTGTTAGCACAGTTTTGTAATTCTGATAAAATGGTAGTATCAAGAATTGAAAAGAGAGGTCTCAGAATTGGTAGATGGTTACCTGTAATGTCAGGGGGCTGTAATGGCCTTGGAGGTTCAAGTCCTCCCCTCTCCTTTGAGTGTTTGTGTCCCAGAATGAGTTAAATCTTCTGGGTGGGGATTCACATATCACTCATTAACTTCTATCACTCATTAACTTAAAAATGGTTGCAGTAGCGACTGAACCTTGCATGATTGCGTAGCTAATTATATTCCGGATAAGTTATAAGCTAGAGGGTTTGATTCCCTCAGAGGTTGTAAAGACTACAAAAAATAAAAATGAAGTCAAAATTTAATACGCACGCAAGGTAGTAGTCGCCTTGCACTTTTAGGGCTTAGCCTAGATAATCTGTGGTAACTAAGGAAAAGGATGTTTTTAAATCTATCAAACATCCTGCCAGCAATGGTCAATCTAAGCAATGTAATCTTAACTATTTCAGTTTTGGAATAGGTAGGCGAAGTTAAAGCAGGAAGATTCCAACGGCAAGGTGCTGAGGAAATGCAAATGTGGCAGTTTGGCTGTGAGACGAGTCTATAAGAGGAATGAGGTATTCGGTTTGAGGTGCAACAAGAGCTTAATACCATATCTTACAAAAATTGGGCGCCTCCCAAAAGTATGTAAGGTGAGTCGATTGTCCGCAAAACAATCGATAACAAGCAGGCGCTGTGCATTTTGTTCTTCAAAAGAGAATGAAACACATGGCGATGCGTGTCTGTGATAGATGAAAGATGATTTTTATATTTTAAGGCTATTCAAGATAGAAAAAACTCAAAAAAGCAAAAGTCATCGCCCGTCGTAAACGAAAGTGCACTTCGGCAATTAGATTGCCTGCTCAAGTCTCGCAAGGATGAGAGTAAAGTCAAAGAGTAAAGCAGCTTAGACTTTTAGCGGAGTCTTCGTTAATTGAAAAATGGCCTAGTAGTTTGCGATGTGAGGAGTGATTGGTCTAACCAATCGTGCATGAGTGATACAAGTAGGAATATTTGTGGACAAGATAATAAACTATAAGTTATCAAAAGTCACTCGTTTAAAGCAGTAGTCTCATGCTAGTTAATGGATACATGGTAGACGGATTAAGTCCTGTTTAGGGAATTGAAACGTAGGCAGGTTCGAATCCTGTCGTTCCAATTGCGATTTTAATTCGCAGAGAGAGGTCTTGAAAAGGTCGCACATCGTGTGGCTTTTTTTGATTGTTTGAAAGGTGGTGATGGAAAATTGAATGAAAGACAAAGGCGTTTTGCAGATGAGTACATCATCTCAGGTAATGCTTATCAATCAGCTTTAAGAGCAGGATATAGTGAGAAATATGCCAAAGCAAGATCTTCTGAATTGTTGGATAATGTCGGAATTTCTGATTACATCAAAAATCGAATGGAGGAGTTGCAAGATGAAAAAATCTTAACTCAAAAACAAATACTTGTGATGCTATCAGAAATTGCGTCGGGACAAGCGAAAGAAACAATAGTAGTCACAACAAAAGTAGCTGAGTTGATGACTGATCCCGTGACTGGTAAGTCTGTAAAAGTCTACAATGAAATCCCTCAACTTGTCGAATACCCAACAAAGAACAGCGATAGGAATAAAGCTCTTGAATTGTTAGGTAAACGACATAAGATGTGGACAGACAAAGTAGAGGCAGACGTTTCTGGAACGGTGGTGTTTGCAAATGAGTCAGACATATCAGATTAAACAGAACGATATTGTTGTTGACCTACCTAAGACAGTAGGAGCTGGATACGGACAGTTCTGGCGCTCAAGAAGTCTTTATCGTGTAGTCAAAGGGTCCCGTGGTTCGAAGAAGTCCAAGACAACCGCTTTGAATTATGTTATCCGTCTTTTGAAGTATCCCTGGGCCAACTTGACTTGTTAG